GCGTCACAAAAAGCGCCCTTGTCTACAGGCTCATAACAGTTTCGACAGATGCCTGTGTAAGCATGTGGAATATTTTCCCGGCGGCAATTTTCCAATGATATCTGCAAGTTAGCCTCGATAATCTTGTCCGCTTCGTCAGCTTCATCAGCCACGGTATAGTTCCCTCGCTCGTTTAAACATGTTGCGCCTGGCCATTGCTTCGGGCGTATAGACAGACTTCTCAAACGATGCCAACAACTCTTCAGCCTTCAACCGGCTATCTTCTAGCTGTGCTTTGAGCGCCTGGGACTCTCGCTTGGCGTGGGTTAGTTTGTTGGATAGCTTTTGAGGTGACGTCATAAACAGATCCTTAGCGCCCCGAAGGGCGCACGTTAGACTAAATTCTGACCGGCATCAAAACAAAGTGGCCGTTTATTAAGCTGGATTTCATTTCGTTTATCTGTATTTCAACACTCGGCAAACCGCTGGCCATAACCGCATCAATCACATACTGATAATTGAACCCGGTTGTGATCTCTTTATCGCACTGCACATCACATGCTGCTTCGGCGTTGTCGTTTACAACCGATAGCGTATCAGTCGTAAATTCAAACCGGCCAATATCACGGCCTAGCTGGGCTGTTTTTAGTGCGGCAATAAGGTCATCTGCGTTAACGGTGGCTGTTGCGGCAAAATCTTTCTGCACAACTCTGCGCCAATCCGGGTATTTTCCAGACTGTAAGCTGGTGCTAAACCGCGCGCCCTTTTCATCAATAATCATTTGGTTATCGGATACAGACACGATGCCGTCCATAGCGGGCATCTGGCGAACGCTATCAGCCGGTATTGTAATGTCTGGCCCTTTATAATCTATCTCCCAAAAAGCCATGCGGTGACCGTCTGTGGCCACTGCAAAGCCTTCTGTTAAATGGATGCCATTCAGCATTGGGCGCACGTCTTTCTGCGGCATTGCGTGTGACACTATGGCGATTGCTTCCGCCAACTGCCCAGACGTTAGCGTGGTAGATGTAGCGTCCTCGTAATCCGGCTGCGGAAAGTTACCGAACGGCATAGACTCAAGTTTCAGCTTGCTACGGCCTTGCTTAATCTGGCCTTCGGTAATCTCAATTGGCCCGGACTTCATGCCAGCAACCGCTCGCGCTAGCTTTTGCGCTTCGATAGTACACTTACCGGGATCGCCGGTTGCCTGCACAGATTCCGAGTATGTGCGCACGCCATCGTTGGCGGTAATTGTTAGCGTATCACCGTCAAAATCTAATGCAACGTGTGTGAATATAGGCATTGTGCTTTTTTGTGGCGCGACTTTTGCCGCGCGTTTCATGGTTGCGCTTATGTCTGATTTTTCGATTATAATTTTCATGTTTATCCTTAAAATAGTTCGTATTGTGATTCTTTAGCTGCCTCAAGATTGCGCAGTGCCAACTTAAAATAGGATTCTTTTAGCTCTGCGCCGATAAACTTTCGGCCTGCCTTTAGTGACATATAGCCTTCACTGCCAATGCCCATGAACGGGCTCCAGACGATCTCTCCTGGGTTGCTCCAAAGCTGCAAACATCTCTGTATAACGCCAAGCTGCAACGGGCATATGTGACGTTCGTCGTCGCTGTCCCGGCCTTCTCGAAAGTTCAGCGTATCGGTCTGGTTTATGTCAGACCATATCGGGCTGGCATAGCGCTGCCATACATCGACGCTGGTGTTGTGGCTGTCATCCTGCACGGTCCATCCTTCGCGTTCGTCGTTCCAAACGTGACGCTTAAAGCCAGGCGCGGGCTCAGTGCCAACGTAGTATTTAAACGCACCACTGACAGGCTCAGAATTAGCGCCAGGCTTGCGCATCATTACCATGCTGTCTGGAATGCCCATGCGGCTCATGGCGCTGTCTTTCTTGATTGTTTTGTGCAGTAATCCCAGTGCTTTTGTGCGCTGCATTGCAACAACGGGATCTTTCCAGATCACAACTTCGGAGTGATAAATAAAACCGGCGTTCTGGTACTCGCGGATAATCTCCCCGCGAAAATCACGGATACCGATAAACCCGTCATTCTGCTTGCTGGTTGGCAAGTTCATGCAGTGAATAGCAACGATACGCCCCGGCTTCATCACTCGGAATTGCTCGCGAATCAGGTATAGATACTGCTGCCAGAACTCCCCGCTGTCTTTGCTGTTTCCCATATCCCGGTCGCTGTTGCTGTAGGTGTATAACGACTCAAACGGCGGGCTGAATATTGAAAAGTGTACCGAGTTATCTGGTAAACCTGCGGCCATTTCTACGGTATCCGCGTGGTAGACTGCGTAGTTTTCGTTCATTACCTGATCTATTACATTAGCCATTCTGGAATCCCCATCTGTGTATTTGCTTCGTATTCTGTTTTTTCGGTAGCGGCGCTGAATATTTCTTTATCCATCATGGTTTTCATGTGATTAACCATTGAAGCGCCTAGCTCTTGGTTGTTTTTGTCTTTCTTCATAATGTTTTCAATAACCGCGCCCTCGGTGTCTGCGCTTACAACGTGGACGTGAACTTCATTCAATTGACCAAACCTCCAGCATCGGCGTATAGCCTGGTAGTACGCCTCCCATGAATCGGAAAGGCCCACAAATATCATCTGATGGCAGTTTTGGAAGTTCATTCCGAACCCGGCGATTTTTGGCTTGGAGACCATGACCCGCACGTCGCTTCTAGCAAAGCCAACAAGCGAGTCTGCTTTATGGTCTGGCTTGTCGCTTCCCTTCACCTCCACTGCGTCGGTAATGGACTTTTTGAGCCGATCTGATTCGTCGTTCAAGTTGCACCAGATAAGAACCTGGCCTTCCATACTATTTGCCAGCTCAGCCGCTACGGCTACGCGGGCATCTACTGAGTCTTTGCGTGCCTTATTGCGATCTTGCAAACCCTGAGCCGGCTCAACAAACAGCGCATCTTCTGGCGTAGTCTCGACAACGTGCGAGTGATAGTGAAGTTTCGGCAGTACGTGGCGTGACCCATCAAAGCCAAGGTCAGTCGGACTTCTGATAACCGCTGCCCAGGTTGCCATCCATTCAAAGAACCGGCTCTGGCCGTGGCCTTTTAGCCGCCACTTTGAAACGTCCCCGCCGTCGTGGATGAAGAACATGGCCAGCATTTCAATTTGCGACATTATGCCTAAAAATTCAGCCTGCGTGCCAAGCTCCATGAAATCGTTAGGGCTGGGTGTTGCAGTGCAACTGAGCCGGTACTTAATGGACATGCCGAAGTCTGTAATTTCTTGCCGACGCTTTCCCTGCATCCCTTTTAAGATGCTGGATTCGTCTATAACAATTCCCTGAAACACGTCGGGGTCAAACTTATGGATCTGCTCGTAATTTGTGATGACAATGTTGGGGCCAAAAAACGCCGCGCCGGGATTGGCCTTCTCGACGTTTATTCCGTATTTCTTGCCTTCGTCTATCGTCTGCAATGACACTGCCAGCGGTGCCAGGATAATGACGGGGCCGCCGGTATGCTTGGCCACCTGGTCAGCCCACGCCAACTGCATGATGGTTTTGCCTAGCCCGGTATCTGCAAACAGTGCTGCCTTGCCGCGCTTGCATGCCCATCTTACCAATGGCTCTTGATAGTCAAAAAGCGGGTATGGCAGCACTTCGGGGCAAGAAAAACCGGCGTCTACATGCCGGAATGACTTTTGCTCAATGAATGATTGATAGCTGCTCACTCTCCACACTCCAGCTCAATAGCCCGCTGCAAACTAACAATAGCTTCACGCCGATCTTGAATGCCGTCCTTAGAGCCGCGCTGGCCAGGTTTCAACATTTTCTTGAGCGCATGCTGGTCGGCTGGATTGGTGATTCTGTATGCAACCAGGATATCGTACACATCCGTTAGTTTGCCGTTGATTAGAACGTGGTATTTGCTAGCGGGTTCGTCATAGTGCTCACCCGTCGGCCCGATAGAATCCATACGTTTTTCTGCCTCGGCCCAGGCCTCTTCTTCATCGGGGCTGCTGAATGTACTGTTAGCCGAATCCTGTTTGCACTCTCTTTCAAAAGCATCTATTGGGCTTTCTTCTTCTGCATAGTCAAGGGGACTTTCGTGGCAGCTGTCGGTCTTGCTCATATATAACTCATCGTGGGCGGCTTGCCAGTCTTCTCTACTGCACCCTTGGCCGTAATTGAATCGCGGCCACTCAGCACCCTCCCCGCCATCCCCCTCAAATATCCAAGAACAGTGAGTGTAGTCGCCTCTCCAGTAAGGTAATTTTTCAGCTAAGAACTGTGCATAAGATAATCTTTCAGCTAAGAGCTGCGCGTTAGCTTTAGTGCTGGGCTCGCCTTGCTTAGACATCTCATCTCGGGCGGCTTGCCATTGGGCGCGGGTGAATCCTTCCCAATGTGGGAAGCGGTTTTGGTCAAACCAATGAGGACCATAAGGCTGCCTTGCGATTCGGTCCAGCTTGTTGTGCCATTCTGTTACATTCTCTGCTAACCATTTCAAATCTTCGTGCATTGTTAGCTTCTCCTTTTCTTCTTCTAGCTCATCTCTGGCGGCCTGCCACTGGGGGCGGGTGAAAACATTACATGGCCCCCAAATGTTTTTAAAATTAGGTGTTGCATTGAAATTTATATAGAATGCTTTACCTTTTTTCTTAACGATCAGATAATCAGGATCATCCATAGCCCACTGAGGCTCATTCTCTGCCAACCATCTCAAGTCTTCGTTCATCTCACTGCTCCTTTTCGTTATTCGTGCGTTAACAATAAACCGTTGCTGCGTTATTGTAAACCCTTGCGGCGTAATTTATATAGCCTTAGTGCTTCGGTTTCTATAAGCCCGCGAACACTATCCGGCTCGCTTTCCAGCTTGGCCCGCTTGGCCTCCTTGGTGGGCTCTGCCAGCACTGCGCAGGCGCGGGCGTAGATGGGCAGGCGTATGGCGGACTGCAAAGCTACGGGCAAAAAGTTATAGTCTGCCGTTCCAGCCATCACCTGGCTGATTAAATCCGTTGGCTTATCCAATCTTCTAATGCCTCCATAGCCGCTTTCCACCCTAGTGCCACACACGCAAACCCACCCGCATCGTGTACGGCTTTCAGGTACTCCACTTGGCCCGGTTGCCACTTGCTTTTTGTGTGGTCTTGGCGCTTCATTTCCGCGCAGAACCCCAACGGTAAAACTATGTCAGGCGCGCCTGGGACCATGCCTAATGCCTTATCTATGGCCAAACCGTTAAACTGCTTACCCTTCCTCTTGGCCTCGTTCTTTGGGTGCAGTGCCAGCTTGCCATAGGTGTCAGGGTACCGGCGGCGAAGCTCTGCGAAGAACGTGATCTGTTCGGCGCTTTCTGGGGGGCATGGGCCGCGGTACTGCGTGTTGCCGTAGACTTTAAGCCATGGTGGCATTTTCATAATAGAGCCTCATCGGCTTGCAGGTTATGCCCTAAAGGGCGAGTAAATCCGTTTTTCCTGTCCCTGTAATAAGTGATCGTTTTTGGTTGTTCGCCTTTTTCTAAAAACTTCAAAAAGGTTTCAATGTCTGGCGCAACGTGACCTTTATAAACTGCTTTGTTTAGACCTTCCCATGCAGATATGGCCTCTCTTGCTTTGCTTTCTGGCGTATACCAGACCTTAAACTTTCGGTATTCAGTCTCGTAATGGCAAAGTAAAGTTTCATTGCCGGCAGCGCTCATTGTTTTTTGTGCTTTCCAGTTGACCACGGCGTCAGTGCTGGCAAGGTAAGGATCTTTTTTGATGCGCTGGAACTCTTGCCGTAGTTTTTCATTCGGGTCTACGATCTCGCATTTGCAAGCCGCACAAAAACGCGCCGCAATGTCGTTTGGCTCTTCACACTCTGGGCATTCTTTAAATGTCCACCTGTAGCTGCAACGCTCATACACGCCGCGCTCTGAAACAGAAATCTCTTGGCCGTTGCATCGCCTGCCAAAATGCGCAGGCATTGGCCCGAAGTCTGTTTGTATTCTGTTTCCCTGAAGATCCGTAAAGTAACCGTTATCATCAACCTGCAAACCGTCAAAGTTTGGCCGTGCTGTAAAATCATTTGAGTAATAGCAGTGCGGGCACTCCGCTTGCAGCGATTGCGCCTCACCATCGCCGCCTTTAACTCTGATAACGGGCTTAAACAGATCGCCGGCCAAGCCATGCCGGTCTATGTTGTCTGCGTAATCCAAAATCAAACAGTCGTCTTTGCTTTCGTCAACTCTTAATCCCCGGCCAATAATCTGTTGCAGTAGCCCTGGCGACTCAGTGGCGCGAAGTACAGCAATGACGCTAACGTGGGCAGCATCGAACCCAGTGGTTAGTGTTCCTACACTCACAAGATATTTAAACCGCTTGGCTTTGAACCCGGCCACTAGGTCATGTCTTTCTTTTTTGCCCATGTTCACAGTTCCGCCTAACATCATGCTATTTTCTTTCGGTAATGATTCCATGCACTCTTTAGCGTGCGACACAGTAGCGGCGAATATCATCACTCCTTGCCGCCCGTAGGCGTGCTGAACAACGTCTGCAACTATCGCGGCTGTTAGTCTGCCTTTGCCCTCAAATACTTGCTCAACCTCTCGTGCGTCGAACTGGCCACGGCTGTTTGTTTGCAAGCCCGAAGCGTCATAGCTTGCGGCAAGGTCTGGGTCAGCGTGGGCCGGCGTCAAGAATCCTTGATCTAGCAGTGTGCGTGTTTGAATACGATAAAGGAGCGTATTGAAATAAGGCTCTTTGGCTTCTAGCTCGGGGACAAAAGATCCGTCCGGTTCGTACTGGTAGATGTATCCGGTTGTTGTACGGTATGGGGTCCCAGTCATTCCGATAACGCGCAAATTTTTGTTTGCTTTGCGCATCTGTTCAATAATGAAACGAATGGTAGGCGTGTTGGTGTGTGCTTCGTCTAAGATCACCGCGCCGAACTGATCACCAAAGCGGCTTAGGCTGTTTTTTACAGTGCCAGGCGTAGCATAAACAACAGGGTAACGCATACATTTTGAGCCGGCTGCGGCGCTGAATATGCTGGCTTGGTTGCCGGTAAGCAAATATTTCTCGTGATTCTGTTGGGTAAGCTCTTTTGACGGCTGCAAGCACAGTACTCGCTTTCCGCTTGTCTGGTGTACCCAGTCGGCTATAGCTGCGCAGATATATGATTTGCCCGCGCCAGTGGCTAACTCTAAAAGGCCGGGCATAATGCACTTTTTCATCCACTGAGTTGCAGCGTCTACGGCGGATTGTTGATATGGTCTTAGTTTCATTGCAGAACCTCAGTCCAAGGGAGTCTAAAAAGGGCGCGGCAGGCAGTGACTAGCTGCTTTTCACCTGGCCGGGCTATCCGCGCGGGGTTAGTTTATCAGGAAAGCTTCCAATACTCGCTAGGCTTTCCGGTATACGGCACAAGGTCTAAGCCCTTCAAGTGCTCTTTGACCACCTTCGCATAAGCAACAGAGCCTTTTCGCTCAACCAAAGTTAACTTTCTACCGCACACCAAAGAGTTTCTTTCTTTGCTGATCTTCACAATCTCAGAAAGAACTTCTTTTTTGCGTGCCGTTGAATCGTCAATCGTTGCGCACAACTGGTCGTATTCATCTAACAGGCTTTTCGCCGTGACTGTGTTGATTTCTTTGTGCTTGTCTTCAAGGTGTACAGGGTTTTCCAGTTCGTTAATGTATCGGTGATAAAAATCAAGCAGCACCGGCAAGTTGTCAGAAAACCATTTCGGGTCATACTCAATGCGTTCTAAGCTATCGCCGTGTTTTGCCCACTGGTAAAAGTCGCACCACTGGCGCTCTGAGCACGCCATTTCCATTTGCACCTGGGCAAAGTAGTGGGGCTGGTCTGCACACAACTTAAACTCTGGCGGGTTTTTGTTGCGCTGTCCAAACGGACATTTAACCTCCACAGCGCCGTCATTATTAACAAACCCGTCAGGGCTTGCGCCTAGCCAGTCGTGGTGTGGGTGAGCGTGAAACCCGGTATCATCAACCATGTTTCCGCTTAAAGACATATAGTCTAATGTCGCAAGCGGCTCATGCAATTTGCCGTGTTCCGTCGCTATGTTTCCGGTAAACTCAGACTCTGCGCCGTGATACTCCCGCACCATGTGGCGAATTAAGTCTTCTGGTGTTTTCCATGGATTGACGCCTAAAGCAGCGCCAATGTTTGAGCCTGTCAGTTTTCCCTTGCGGGCCTTGAACCATTCTTCGGATCGCTGTTCCATTTTGTTCTTCCTCATTGGGTAGGGTTGGGGCGCGCTGCGCCCCTGCTATTTCTAAAAGGGAATATTATCATCGAATGTATCAACTTCATCGGCTACCGGATCAGGCTTCGGAGCCGGCGCTGCAGGCTTCATCTTTGCCGCCGCGCCTTTTGCCGGCGCAACTGCACTAATCCAGTTACCGCGCTTGCGGTCTTCTTTTGGGATCACTTGGCCGTTGTCGTCTTTGTCAAGCTCCCAGATCTGAACCTTGATAGCCATAACCTTGCCCACCAGCGCGGTCATAAGATCTGTGTCGCTTGGCTCACCTTGTACTTTCATAAGCTTACCGCCAGCGTTCTGATCAACTGCGGCCAGCATACGCTTGGCTTTGTCTGCGGTTGCTTGAGGATCTTTGTCGCGGCTGGTGCCAAACACTTTTACCTTTTGAAAGATCACCCGCTTAGAAAATTCGTCAGGCTTCATCACGCGCCATTTCAGGCTAATAAACCGGTCTTCGTTGTATTCATCCCATTTCGCCTCTTCTATGGCCGCAATGCACCCTGTGTTGCCTGGGATTGGCTCAATATTACCGCCACCCATTTCGAATGCGCCGTCGTTTTCTACTGATGATCCGTCGTTAAGGTTCCAGAATGACATAATTAAACTTCCTCATTGGTTACAGGTGCGGATTTTCCGCCATTAAAAAATGGAACTAAGGCCAGCAATGGGTTTTGCTCTTTTTCTACGTCGATTTCTTCGGGTAAGCTGTAGCGGTTTTTTGCATCAACATAGCCAATAGTGCCGTCGCTGCTAGTGATCAAAACGCGCTCGCCGGTATTGGTAACGCGCCCATACTTTGTGGTTTGGCCTTTTTTGTTTTGCTCATGGCCCATAACAAACTCGCGGGCCTTGAGGTACAAAACGGCGTCGCTTGAACTTATGTAGACTTGTCGAGCTTTTTCTGGCATATCCATGCTATATGCGGTGTACTCCCCCGCTTCCGGTCGGTTCTTCATTTTCACTACACCGGTATGAGACAAGAAAATAACGGTAATTCCTTTGCGCCGGAGGTGTTCGCAGGCTTGCCGGATCTTTACATGCATCCCGGCTACCACCAAAAAACCTTTATGAAAACCGCCTGCGGCTTCGCCAATGTTGTCAGCACCTTGCGGGTCAAACTCCACTACTTCGGTTTCAAAAAGCGAGTTCATGGATGTTATCGTGTCAATCACAACGGTTTTGAAAGAGTGCTCTGCGGTGATAAGTTCTCGCAGTTGGTCAATAATAACCTCGCTCGGGCGTATTTTTCGCTTCAAATTAGGCGCGGGGATTGCCGGGAAAAACTGTGGCTGCTTATCCTCTGGCCAAGTCTCGAAAACAGTCGAAGCGTTCTCTGCCTGAATGAAAATAGGAGCCGGAAACAGTGCGGCAATGGTAGACTTGCCGACGCCTGGGAAACCTACGATTGTCAAAACCGGCGCTTGCGGTTCTGCTTTTTTTGCCTTCTCTAAATAGCTCATCTTGTTTCGCCTCATTGGGTGTTTGTCGTTATTACGGTTGCTAGATTAATCCGTTGCGGTTACTATGTCAACACCGAATACGAACACTTAGGATTAAAAATTATGACAACCGAAGAAGCTAAAAAATATTTTGGTGGAATTAAAGGTCTAGCGACTGCGATAGACGTTTGGCCGCATGTCATATACCGGTGGGGAAAGTTTCCACCTATGCCCCGCCAGTATGAGCTTGAGGTGAAGAGTGGAGGAAAGCTGAAAGCGGAGCCTGAAAATGATAAATGAAATTCACGACTATATAGAGGGAGGCTTTCGAGTCTTCGGGCTAAACGGCGTTACTAAAGGCGTGTGCGATTGCGGAGATAAAAAGTGTACGGCGTTGTTCAAGCATCCTGTGATTAGTAACTGGCAAAGCGTCCCGCATTGGTCTGATGAGCAGATAGACACCTTCGACCAGCTTGGCCACTTCGATACCGGCTTTGGTGTACTTTGCGCCGGCTTCCTGGTAATTGACGTAGACGCACGAAACGGCGGCGTCGATTCGTTCAAGAAATTGTGTGAAAACATCCCGGAATGCGCTGACTCTAAGTTTGTCGTCGATACAGGCTCAGGTG